CTTGGTTTCTACCATCCTCGGGGGCCCCTTTGTCGCCTATCCCCTTGCTTCGGCTGCCCAGCCACGGGCATTTATGTTCCAGAACTTAGAGCCATTAACGGAGGCTGCTCTTCCCGCATCACTTCTTCAACCACCACCTTCGGACGCATCCAGGCACACGAGCGCTCGGTGGCTTTACCGTCCCTCCTGGGACGTGGCACACCTCGTGAGGGAGCGAATTTCATGGTCAGTCTACTCCATGACTAACAACACACAACACAACCTACGCTGTTAGCAGCAAAGCGCCCGCAGCCCGTGGGGCATATTTTTCTGCAATCTTCACCATACCAGACCTAGCCAAATGGCGACCAAACATGCCAACATCACGAGCAAAACCAACTCCAGCACGCTTCATCTCATCTAAGATGGAGTGATGCCAATGAGGGTCTTGCTCCTGCATAGCAGCGATGACATGTTGGTGGCCAAGTGGCACCGACACCGCCCCAGTGGGCGGGATGCCTATGGTGTTCCTGACTGTCCACTCCACCACATATGTGATGCGCACGGATATGGGCACGGCAGCAGGCCATCCACGATAAGCAACGAACACCATGTTGTTATCTTCACTGGGCACCAAATTGTACCCTGAGTAGGTATGATCCAGCCCACTTGGTATCCAGCGCGAGCAAACAGTTTCTCTGCGCAAAGGCCCATAGGCCTTGGCAAGATCGAACAGGTTATCAACAGTAGTAACCCCCGAAGCAAGGGAGTTACTAGTGGTGACACCCGCAGCCACCTCACCAGTTATGGTGGAGAAACTGGCTGCTGCTGGAATCAGTTCCAGCTTAAGCGCCTTACAGCGCGTCTTTCCTGCATTGGCTGCGAGGAAAGTGGCACCGGGACAACCGGTGTTCAGCAGTGCAAATGTGAGAGCACCATTACTGGTAGTGCCGGAAGCCCACTGCCCGTTTCCTGTCGATCCGAAGAACGAAAAGAAACCTGCAGTCTGGCCAGCGGCAGTGTTCAAAGTAATGGTGGACACAAACTTGTGTGTCTCACCCCTTTCGCCATCATACACGTCGAACAAATGGTCTCCGTTGTCCGGGTTGTTGAGAAGCCTGGCATACCTGTTGTGGATGCTGCTGTTTGCCGTCGTGCTATTTTTCGCCCTCCTGGTGCGGGGCTTCTTAGAGCCACCATTCTGCTTTACGTTCTTCTTCGTCTTAGCCATGTTGTAGTTGTATTTCTTCTGATGCTGTACTCAATTTAGCGCAATTGAATAAGGATTTAAGATAATGTTTCTTTCAGCATCGTCCTGGCAGCCTAGAGTGGCAGTCTTGAACCACTCTTCGATAGATAACTGGTCGGCGGCTGATATCCCGAAAGCTAGTGCGAAGCTATCTCGGGTCATGGGGTCCACAGGCACGACTGTTGACAAGCAGCCGGCCCTACGCTGGATTTTAGCTTGGTACCCCATTCCTCCCAGTACGGTAGAATCCTGCTTGCCTGTTTTGCCATTGCGAATGCCGAACTGGTAGAACTCCTGATACAACGGGATGCCCGCTGCCATAGACATACCGCACAGTCCAACGTTACGCAAGTGGGTGAGATAGTCACACCACTTGTCAACGCGTTCATTTCCAGCATAGTCCGTGTTGAAAGCTTTGCGCACATTGCGCACTAGCACGTAACCCCTTGGGGTCCACACAGGACGGCTCTGGCAAAACTCCACTTGCTCCGGCTCGTGAGCAACTGGTTCAACCTTCATGCGCAATCCCCAGTTAAGATACCAGGTCTGAAGGTTGACAAGCTTTGGCAAGCTTTGGGCAGGTATAAACATGATCAAATCATCCCCATCATTAAACACATCGCCATCTATTATGCCGTGCTCCTCGAAAAACAACTTCGCCAACAAGCAACTAATGATACAATTGCCCAAACTGGTGTTTTGGTCGCCAGAGCAACGCATCGCACCAATGTTGGCACTCACCATGCCGTCCCGGCATCGTGCAACCCCTTTGTTGGTTAGTTGTTTCTTGAGCAAAGCAGGTAGCAGCTTGTCTCCAGGGAACAGCTTTTCATATAAAGCATGTTCAACCGTGAGCAAGGTGCGACCGATGGTTTGGTCGAAGCGACTTGCGTCCAATCCAACGGCAACTTTTCCCTGCATTTTATCAGCAATCATCTGACCCTTGGCTTCCTGCGTAAGGCCTTTTGCCACAACACAACTCGTGCCAAAAAGTGTAGCCAAGGCATCAAATATGGGATGTTCAATGGGTCTCATGTACCTACCCAGGAGATAGTTAAAGCCAAAACTGCGCGGCGACACAATTCTTGGCACCTGTATCTTTGCCCCATGCATTGTCGATTCCCACTTTGTGAAGAAAGACAACCGGGACAACGCGTCCAAACTGCACGGTTTGTTGAACAAATCAGACCTCGCACGTTCGTACATGGCACGTTTGGCCCCGGACCTCGTAGCGATAAACTCGCTACCGGACACTCGGTGGCAAACGCCCACTGCAGAAGCGAGCTGATTGGTCAAACCCCACAGGTCAGACGCTGGCCTTATACAGGGTGGTGGGCGAGTGCAATCTCCATCCAAATAGAAAACGCGCTCAAGCATACCTCCCACCACATTAACAACCCCTTTTGCAAAGGGCCGAACATCCGCTGTGCTCAGGATGTGTTCGACCCTTTTAAAAACTGACTTCGACTCCGGTGCATACCACCTCTTCACCTTAAGACCCGATGGTACGTGGGCCCTCGACACAAAGGTTCCGGGTGTGATAGCTACTCGGCGCCATCAATCCTTCCCGCCCAAGCCAAACAAACCGGCTTGAGTTAGGATCTTCTCGTTGCGCATGGCCGATCGCTGCGCATCCGTTACAAAGAAAACAGCAACCACCATATTGTCAATGTTGGACTCAATGTCGAAAGTCCTCATTCCAGCCTCAGTCATCTTGCGAACCATGAAGGATCTTGCAAGACAGCGAGTATGGCTATCCGGAATTCTTGCATTGTATAGTAAACGCGCCTGAGCAATGACATCACCCTTAAACGACTGGCTAACAAAGTTGCCGTGGTATGCCGTATGTACCAATTTCTTGCGCACAGCAACGCGACGGGATGCGGGCCCCCGAACAGCCTTCGGCTTCTTGGGTGCGGTGTCAGAGCTCGAAACAACGGACTCACCATCAGCATCTGGTGGAGAACCATCGCCCTCGCCCTTATCCTCAACAACAATCTTGTCGTGTTGTTCACCGTCAAGACAATCTCTGTAGACATACTCATAATCAGCTGCTGCAGCGACGAGAGCTGGGACCCCAGTTCCACGCACCTGCGCAACCGCACGCCTTCGTCTCCAAAGAAGAAACCCGGCTGCAGCGGCAACCCCAACCAGCCCGGATACGACGCCATTAATCAGCAATCCACTACCACCGCCTCGGGGATTCCGAGATTGGCGAGCGTGAATTTTCTTCCTACTATCTATCTGCTTGGCCAACTTAGCCCACTCAGCCCCAACATTCCCCACAAACCCGTCAACGAAAACTAATCCCTGAGCTAATTGATCCATGAGGTGGGATGCTACCACCAGTTACGCCGAGTCAGCGGCGCCTGCTGCGTGCGTGAAGTTCACCACAAAAGTGTGTCACCCCAAACTGCCGTTTGGTGGCCGTTCCGCGTCAACGAAAAAGCTGAGGTGACGCACCT